ACCAGAGTTCAGAGCGTTCTGGATAGCCAAATCAACATCGCTCTGTGACTTCATGGCAAACACACCGATGACCTTGGTTCCTGTTGGATGAAGCAGATTCAATAAGATATCACGGTATTTCGCGATTTCCTTTTCCACGGTCAAACGATAGGTGAAGTTGTTGTAATCTTCACTTTCCAGAACACTGAATGAACTTAGTTGACCTTGTGTGGTCAGATAGGTTCCCTGTCCAATAACCAGACCGTTCTTGAACGATGCCGTAGCCTGAGCGGTTCCGTCGCCATACACGATAGAACCGTTCGCAGAGTAACCACCCACATAGTTTGGAACCACATTCAGGTGGATATTACGACCGTTAGCCACCAAAGGTAGGGCAGGATTCAGTGTTCCTGTGTAGTTGTATACACGGAGACTATACACTGAGTTTGCTGGGTTCACATCAGGAGACAGTAAGGTAATCGAGTCTACTGATGCCTGGAATGAGTTTGTGTTGATGTTCGCACCCTGGAACATCGTGTCTTGGTTATCAGGGATTAGCAGCAGAGACACATTAGACACCGCGATATCCTGAACCACCAACGAAACATTCGGTGTCGCAATGTAATCCTCGCCGTTGTTCGTCAGGGTAATGCTTGTAATAGCACCGATACGGTCGACGATAGGAGTAAAGGTTGCTCCTGTTCCTAGAATATTTGTGACTGTCAGAACCGCATTGGCACCATTGGCTGAAGATACTGTCAGCGTAGGAAGACCAGTTGGTGTGTATCCCATACCACCAAGAGGGAAGTAGCGACCGTCATTTGTATTGACATATGCCGTGGTCAGAATGGCTCCGTTAGCATCCACGGTTACCACATTAGCCGACACACCGTATCCCGTGCCACCTACGAAGTTGATCTTGTCATTAGCAGCGTATCCTGTGCCAGCATTGATGATCTGTATGGGAGCCAGGATACCCAGTGTCTCCAGATCAGCATTGGTAAATGCGTCCGTGGGATATACAGACTCCGCGGAGACCACAGGAACTTTCGTGATTCCACCGCCACCATTTTCCACGATAACCGATGAGATTGGATATGTGGTGAAGGAAAGGAACGAGAGGGCATTCAGAAGTGTTGTGTTTGCATTGGAAACCGCAATGTTAGAAAAGTTGTAGTTCGTATTTCCAATCAACACATTCTTCTTGAAACTGATTGTGTCCTGTGGGATCAGGCTTACATTCGCGTCCTTCACAGGATTCGTATCAACAGAACCGACAATGGCAAGAGCCGTAGGAGCATTCTGAATATTGATAATCGTATTTGGATTTGGACGATATCCAAAACCACCATTCAGAACCGTGATACGCTGAATGGATCCTGATGTGGTAGTTCCAACTACAGCCTTCGCACCAACGCCCGTAGGACTATTCAGACCACCATACACAACTACGGGATTTCCTGGTTGATATAGAAGACCTCGATGATTTGGATTGATTGTGATCTGTGAAATCTGACCCACAATCTTGGCACGAAGAACATTTCCGCCAAACAGAACATCTTGATTGTTATTGTCTACGACACGAACAAACTCACCTGACTGGAATAGACGTTCAATGTTTGAAACGAAAACCTCGGTCTTGTTTCCTGCCAGAACCGAGTTTTCAATCGTAGCAATAGTCTTGGTGGTTTCACCAAACAGTCTATAGTTGTTGATCGACAACCACTTCGGATCAATCGTTGATAGCTTGACAGACTTGGTGATGAACCAAATACCATCAGATGCGCGAAGAACATTGTCTCTCGTATAGAAGATTTCAGCATCAGAGTTGTATAGAACACGGAAGAGGAACTGATATGATGCCGGCGTTCCCTTTGATTGATATAGCTGTCTCGCCAACTTGACTACGCGAGCCTTGGAGACCAGCGCATCTTCAGGAAAGTAGGGAAGGAAATCGTTGATGTAATAGTTGATGAAGTCAGTGGTTGTTTTGTCAATGTCATCATAGTTCAGGATGTTCTTCGCCTGCGCCGTCATTCCACCCGTTGTTTCCATCCACTCATAGTATGCCTGAACGAAAGCAACGAACTTGGAATAGTCCGGATTGTCCCTGATGAATTGTGGGAGTTGTGAAGGAATGAGCAGAGAAGTTGCAGCCGTTACCATTTATTTTCCTAGCATTGCCATTGATAGTCCTACATTAGCGATGGCATACGAGAAATATGCCAGCGACCATCCCCACTTATGCCCTATTGCGTGCGCAACGGCAACGCCCAGATAGATAGCACCCACTCCAAGGTTCAGAATCACTCCAACCATCAACGAGTCCATTTTGTTTCCCATAGTTACTTACGCGATTTTGCTGTTACACTCACAGTCACCGCAGTAGGATCGAAAGGATCCACCGTGATGATCTTGTTATATGTTGAAGAAATAATCGTTGACTGTGGGTTCACTGTGATAGCCAGTTGTCCCAGGTCATTGTCAACACCATAAGGAGCAAATGATTTCAGTGTGACGATACCATTTACATAGTCAACCGTTCCTACATTTTCCAGGAAGATGGTCTTGACATTCTTACTGTTGTTATAGAACATGCGCAGTGTTCCGAACTGTCCTTCCAGTGTCACATTGAGAGCACCAAGGCGTCCCGTAGAATCGCTAGGTGCATTCGTAACCGTAGCGATAGCACTGGTATATCCTGTTCCTGGGTTCGTCACTGTGATTGACTTGATGTTACCCGCAGCATTCAGAACAGCGACCGCAGTGGCTCCTGTTCCATCACCCAGGATAGTCACTGTAGGTGGAACAGAGTATCCGAATCCTGGATTCAGAACCGAGATAGATGCCACACCGCCTGTTGTTACAGGGACTTCTTCGATGTAGATACCATCAATGATGTTCGACAGATTCGTTGGATCGCGATATTGAATCGCAGGAGAACTGTTGATTCCGCTTGTCAGCATACCTCTTTGCAGAGGAACACCATAATCGAATGTGTATGTAGCTGGCACAGTGAGGCTAGGATAGAACTTCTTTTGCAACTGGATTTCCGCCTCATTTGCCACGATTGATGGATCCGTATACTTCACCGCATTGTTCAGGTCTGTAGCTGAGAAGGTGGAGTTGAATGTGTTCAGTGTAGACAGAGCAAAGTTGTTGATCGAATTTGCGATGGCTGTCTGTAGCTGTGGTGCCGTGAGAATCGTCTTGGTTGAATCATACAGAACATTCGCACCAATCTTGATGTAAGTGTAATCAGGATCCAAAAGGGTAGGAACCACTGTAAGAACCGAGATTGGCTTGATAACATCGGTAATCAGGCGTTGTTTCTGTGTGTCTGTGAGGGTATAGGCACCGGCAGGCTTCAGTGAAATGAATACCTGTCCATACACAGGAGGATTGTTTTCTTCTCCGCCCCACACATTTACTGCATCAAACGAGTATCCCAGTGTGTTTTGTTGGATGAGCGTGATATAGTCATCCTTCGTAACCGCACGACCTTGAGCAGAGTATGCCTTGGGTGCCGTGAACTTGATAGAGTCGATTGTTTCAGCAGCCGAACCAGCGTCAGCTTGCACTAGAGGAGTTACTGTGATATTCGAGAAACCGGAGATTGGATTCTGAACGACGAAGTTGTTTGCTCCTGCCGCCGCTGTTCCACTGGTCGACAGATAGCTGATAGTGATATAGTTTCCATCTGTCAGAGCAGAACCCAGAACACCATCACCGAAGTAAATCTGGTATTGCCCATTAGGACCTTCTTGAAGGAAATACACATTGGAAGTTCCTGTCAGTGCCAGGACCGACGATGCTGCTGTAAACACCGTTTGTACATTGGATGAACTGGTTGTTTGGACCACCACGGACAATGTTGATGTATCGATGTTCGTATCTGGAATCGTAAAGATGGAATCTGGATTGTTCAGTGTATCAGCAGTGAAGTTCATTGTGATAAACTCACCCTGCTTGATTTCAATATTGGTGAATGTGGCCACCGTGTTTACTGTAGAAACCGTTGAGTCATTGACAACCACGAAAGGATAGTTTACGTTGTCGATAGGTTCTGATTGGAGGGTTGTTCCCTTTTGCAGGGTCAATGATGATGTTGTGACTCCACGCACCGTGATATCAACGAAAGCCGTAGGACACACAGCAGACTTCGGCGTATAGTTCAGGAGTTTTGCATGAGACACCACAGAATCTCTCTGTGATGCGGTGTCCAGAAACATTTCATTGCCGACCATATTCAGATAGAAGGCATTGTAGTGGGTGTTGTAAGCCAGCAAATCAACCAGAATGTTCAGTGCAGAACCCTCAAAGTTATAGTCCTGATAGGGATTACCTGGCAATCCTTTCAGATACGCCAGGAAGTTCTGCTTGATCTGGTCAAAGTCCAGTTCAGTAAGTTGGAGCGAAGAGTTTGCTGAAGCCATTAGCGGAGTCTCTCAAGAAGAAAGTTTATTGTTACGGGGTCCGGTTGATTGACAATATAAAATGTCAACGTTGCTGTATAACTGTTTTGGTCGGGGTTTACTTGCACCACGACCGAATCAAGTGTCACACGCGGCTCAAAGTTCTTGATCGTATCTTGTATTTCCCTTTGCAGATAGTTCGCTGTCAGTGGAGAAATAGGCTCAAACAACATTTTCTGCACATTGGACCCAACGTTGGGTTGAAATGGACGCTCGTAGTGGTTCGTAAGTATCAGATTACGGACCGCACGAATCACCGCCAGGTCTCCAACAGAGAGAACCAGATCGTGCTTGACAGGATGAGGATTGAACCTCAAGTCCATGTCTGAATATGTTCTTTGTGTGTTTGCCATATCTTCTATTTATAGTGTGTTTTATACCGTTCGGATGAGTCCATACTGAAGTCTTTGTAGGGTCGAATCGTCATTTCTCACTCCAACCGATCCGCCTGAACCACCTCGGCTTGGTGCCGGTGGTGCCATCGTAGTCTTGTTCACTACGATTGGAGGAGACTGCATACCTCCTGCCACAGGCAACGTCATTGCTACATGAGAATCCTGAGCCGCGTTTAGTCTGTTTGTCGTTGGTGCAGGAACAGGAGCCGCCGGTGTTGCTTTGGGCATTGTGCCGAATCTACTGGTCTTTTGGTTTTGCACAGGGGATGCTGTTGGTGTCCCTGGAACCCTTGATACTCCAGGAATAGGCACGGCCTCTGTAGACTTCTTATCATTCATGAAGAAGTCATACATTTTTTCTGCGCCCCACTCACCAATCTTATCGCCACCCAGCAATGATGCTGCTACACCACCGAGGCTTCCTACAATCGTTCCGACTCCTGGAAACACAGCCGAGCCCAATAGTCCACCAATGATAGGGAGGGCACCTGATGCCAAAACTCCTCCAAGAGCCTTGACGATTTCTTTCTTCATATCCATTTGTTCGCCTGCTTCTGCACGCGCCATGATATCCTGGATTCTCATAATTGCATCCACACCACCAGCAATCAGACCGATACCAGGGATAGACTTCATGAAACCAAGTAGTTTTCCTAGACCCTTCAACATCTTACCACCGGCACCTGCGACTCTAGATACCTTGGTTGCCGTGTTCGCAACCTTAGCCATCTTGGAACCCTCTTCTACTGCCGTAGCAGATTCGGCCACCGTGCTTCCTGTTTTTGCACCTTGAACCAATGCCTCAGGGGCACCCCTAGCAGCCTTCGCGGCCGCGGCGGCCCCGGCTCCTACTCCAAATAAACCAAGAGCCTTCGCACCGATACGACCCATGAACTTGAGAGCCTTGCTGCCGTATTTTAGTATGCCTTTTCCTAATCTACTAATCAGACCGATACCTTTACCTAACATACCACCGCCAGGGAGAAGGTTGGCTAACATAGGCAATAGTCCGGCGAGTCCTCCGCCACCCCTTTCATTGCCTGTTGCCGCAGGAATAGTTTCTCCTCCGACCTTATGCATCATAGGAACGCCGCGTTCGTCTTTGTTGAACTGACTTGCGATTTCCCTCAGGCGTTTATCTTCTTCGAACTTGTCATGAATCAACTTGTAAATCTTCTCCAAAACATCAACAGCCGTCTCCTTGTTTGGTCCCATAGGAGTAGCAGTAAGGTCTGTAGGTGAAGGAGGAACCAGGGAGTTGGTGTCTTGTCTTGCTTTGCGAGCAGAAGCCTTCATTCCTGTGACATGAGCAATATCTTCAGGGGCATATCCGAATGCCTTGCCTAGCGATGTGGCAAGGAGGTTGCCTAGTGGAAGAGATTTCGCCATACGCAATGGAAGAGACTTGAATCTCTGCTTGCGGGCTTGGAATCGTTCTGCAATTTCAGCACCGATAGCGCCGCCAAGTCCTTTTCCTTCCATCATCCTCTGTGCAGCGATATCACCGAATGATTTCTTTCCTGTTCTTTCTGCTGCGGCCAATCCGCCTTCGGCTTCAGGCATTACACTGGGCTTAGCTTTCTTCTTTCCAGCAAGGGTCTGTAGTTTCTGAGCAGCTTCAGGAAGAGGACGTTCAACCGAACTCTGAACACCAAATTTTGCATCCAAGGCATCCGCAACTTCCTTCTTGACAGGCTTTGGGTCACCCTTTCTGTCCATAGGGAACCACTGACTCACTGCGGGGTCAAAGATATAGTTTTCGCCTTGAAAGGTCTTGATTAGTGCGCTTGCCATTTATTTTTTCCTATTCTTCTTGGCTTGCTGTTGTTGCCTTAGCTTTTCGTTCTCTTCTTCGATATACTTTATCAAAAGAGATACGTAAATATCCCTTTCCCACGGAACCATATTCTCTATCTCCGTCAAGGACCACTTATGGTGCTGCAATAGATTGAAGTTCGTTCTGTAAAGATTTGCAAGCGTATCGTTAGAGAACGTTATGCGAAAAAACCATCTAAGCCTTGTACCGTAATACTATGGTCGAATCCGCACTTCCCACACCTGATATTCAGAACCTTCTTCAAAGAAGGCAGAGAATCAAAGTATGTATCAATCTTTTCAAATGACTCGGCACTCAGAGATTGTAAGAATGCCATCATTTCTTCTTTCGTTGTTTCTTTCGCATAATACATTTGGTCATCGTCAAAGACATAATCAACACATCCAGCGACCAACTCAAAAGCCACATCGGATGCCGATTCCACACTATTCAGCTTCTCAATGATAGAGAACTCTGGATAGTTGAACTTGATTCCAATCTTATCAGTAACCTTTACAATATCATTATATTTGTCTAGTCCATCCACTTTGATATCCAGTAAATCAACTTTGTGTTCCATCATGTGACCACACTTGTTGCCTTCAACCAGGTTTTCGCAGCGATACTTCAAGTCTACGATTTCACCAACAGACCTTGCGCGAATATTCAAAAAGAAAAACTCCACATCAACTAAAGGAATCTTGTTGATATCCAAATCGCTCAATGTGCAGTTATTCAGAATTTGCTTTACTGCACGTTCCATGGAATCCTTGTCTCCTGATTCCATTGCCATCATCAGCAATTTCTGTTCTTTCACCAAGAACGGTCTAAACGTAACTTCCTTCTTCGAAAGAGGAAGAGTCAAAACATAAGTCGGAAATTCAATTTTTGGCAATGCCATGATTATTCACCTCATTAGAATCTAGCGATTGATGTTACTCCATAAGGAACATTAGGTAGTTGAACTCGGGTTTGTGGTCCACCATTTTGCAATAGCGAACTCTGCAATTCTTGGTTTGGATTTCCACCCTTTATTGGATTACTTATCTGGTTCGAAAGGTCTGATTGTGTTGTCAATACCTTGAATGGTGTTGTATCTGTCAGGACTTCCCAATAGAAATATGCGAATGTGATTGTCAGTCTGTGGTGGTTATCGTCACTCCAATTCAAATCCAACTGATTCATTGAGTGAGGAAATGCATCGACCAGCCTTACTGCATATACCAATTGGTCTGATACGTCATACTGGTTGATAACGATATCTGCTGTGTATGTTTTTCTTCCTGATTCATCGATCTTGTATTCCATGTCCCAGTTGCGTGTGGGACTGATCTTCTCGAACCAGATATCAAACAGTGACTTCTCTTTCATGTCCGAGCCGACAATGAATGTCAGAGTAACGTCCTGGAATTGAACTTGGTTTGGATAGCGTTCGATAGGACCATAGATCCGCTGGTCGTGGGTGTTGAGGGTCTTACCTGGAAACTCCGCCGATTCGCAACGAAGGGTCATCGTCCTGTCGCCAATACCTGCGAGGGTTGCAATCGTAAACGGAATATTCAACTGCACATTGAATCTGTTGGTGCGGCTGATATCGTTGGTGAAACTACTGATGAATTCGTAGATTTCTGGCATTATTGTTCCTATGTGATCTTTCTGACCGACTCTTCTTGTACCACAGTAGCCGGCTTCTTCCTAAACTGCTCCACTGGAAGGAAACAGGCTACCTCCCACTCATCTGGAGTTACCAAGAGGGGCCTGCTACCCATGTTAGTTACCAGATACCTCTTGATACAGGGCTTGAAAGCCTTCAGACTCCGAGTGTTCTTCAGTATGTTGTATGTCACGCGGAGTCGTTCCTGGTCGTTCCTAGGCGAATCCTCCGCATAGTCCATCAGCATATCCATGAAAGACGCTCTCAACATGACAGGTAGGTAATGAAGGTTCAAACCTAGGAAACCATCCGTATACTTTTCGAGGATGATTACCAGCGGGAAGGTATCATAGTACGGTAACTTGTTCGCCAGCTTCGGATCGTAGTAGAAAAAGTAGAGTTTTCCGACCATTCCTCCCTGTGCCCGATTGCCTTCTTTAGCAATCGAATTCGCCATTCTGGCACCACCACGAAGTTCATCTGTCTTTCGGCTCAACCAACGAACAGAATCAGCGGAGAATCGTTGATATCCGAGTTGACCTCTTTGCTGTGCTAATGTTGTAAGTTTGGATGCCATGTGGTATTTATCTGATACCCAGATCCTTTTCCGTGATGATTTTGAACTCCCAACCTCTGTCCTTACAGTATTCTGTGGCTGCCGCCCATTTTGCCTGATTGATTCCGTATGTGGTGACCTCAGAAATGTAGCGTTTAGTGACCCGTTTTCTTACTTTCGGCTCAACCGTCTGGTTCTCCGGCTTGATTTCGACCACATAGGTTCTCGGAATACCATCCTTCATGACTTTGATAATCATGTCTGGGAAGTAGCGATGCTGCCTTCCGTCCACAGGCGATATATACGGAATAACCAGTTCCTCTGAACCCCAGGCGAGAATGTCAGGGTTTTCATCAAAGAATCGCATTACTCTTAGTTCCCACGTGGACCTCCAAAAGATTTTCTGGTGGTCTCCAATATACTTTTGTGGATTTCGTGGTCGGAATCGTCCTGAGTACGCCATATAAATAGTCCATAATATCAATCCACTGTATTTATCAAAGGTCTCCAATGCCAGCAATCAGCGTTCAGCCCACAGGAACCAAGCCAACATCCAGCGCAAGTCCAAAAGGACCCTTGGCGAAACTGTACAATTCAGACAAGTATGATTTCACCAGCAGGACCTACCCTATCGACCTAGCTTCAGATGGTCGAGGTCACTATGTAAATTTCTATATCAATGTGAATAACTCATCTGAGTATCTGAAGAAGAACAAATGGGTCATTGTAAACCAGAAAAGTTCGGCACAACAAGGCCAGCAAGTTCGTCCAGGACAGCAATTGGTTTCTGGAAACTTCACAGGTGTTCCTTTCGGTGAGACATTGAACACTGCCAAGAATACTGTCAACAGCATTCAGCAGGCGGTTGTTGGTCGCAATACCAAGAGAATCACACAGGCAATTTCCATGTATATGCCAGATTCACAGGTCGTGGCAACATACAACTTTGATTGGCAAAGCAGCAGTCTTACCGAGGCACTCGGAAATCTAGGTTTCGGTGCCCAGGCCATGAAGTCATTGACCAATGTGGATACAGGTTCCATTAAAGGTGCGTTGAATAGCGTAGCCACAGATCCTTTTTATGCTGAACTTGCTGGTAAGATAGGTTCTACCGTTGGTCTGACAGGAAACAATGCCGGCGACTTCTTGATGTATGCCAGTGGACATGCTTCCAACCCGCAACTTGAAGTCCTTTTCCGAGGCATCGGCTTCCGTGAATTTCAATTCGTGTTCTTCATGTCACCAAAGAGTCCTCAGGAAGCACAGAATTGCCTTGACATTATCAAGACTTTCAAGTTCCATGCATCACCAGAATTATCAACGCAAAGTCGTTACTGGATCATGCCATCTGAATTTGATATTCAATTCATTCACAATGGCCCCAACGGTGCTGAAGAGAATACCAATATCCACAAGATTTCAACTTGCATCATCACCAATATAGATGTGAACTACGCTCAGAATGGTGTATGGTCTACTTTCTATGACGGTGTTCCAACACAAATCATGTTGACACTCCAGTTTAAGGAAGTCGAACAGATCACACGTCAACGTATCGATCAAGGATATTGATATGTCAAGATACTTCAACTATTTCCCAAAACTGATTTCCTCACAAAACAATTCTGCGCAGATTGTCACCAACATCATCGCCAGGGTTGAAGAGTTGAATTCACTAAAGAATAACTCCCTTGTATACTATCAATACAGTATCCAAGAAAGTGATACGCCAGAAATCATTGCAGACAAGTATTATGGTGATCCCGAAAAGCATTGGATTATCCTGTTGACAAACGATATTCAGGATCCATTCTTCGATTGGCCAATGCCTTACCAAATCTTCGCTGATTATGTGGAGAATAAGTATCTTCCTATGGCCAATACGATGGCAGGTCAGACAGGCACCGCCTGGGCACAATCCAATATCCAAGCATACCAGAAGGTCATCAGTAGCACCGATGCAGCCTCGGGCAACACCACCGTTCGAACCTATTCCGTTGACGCGAACACCTATAACACCATCGTATCTCAGACAATCACCACTGCATTGAACACAGTCAAGATTGACAAATCAACCTTGTCTTACTATGACTATGAAGTGAATCTGAATGAATCGAAAAGAACTATCTTCTTGCTGAATAGTTCGTATGTGGACCAAATCATGAACGAGTTGATTACTCTGATGGGTCAATAATGGAAAAACTGACCTACGAACAAGCCCGCAGTATCATTGAAGATGGAGACATTGTATTTTTCCATGGGTTTCTATCAATCAAACACCCCATCGAAAGCACGATTCGCATTGTGACGAGTTCTCCGTTTACGCATGTGAATATTGCATTCTGGGTTGAGATTGCTGGTCAGCGTAGGTTGATGGCGGTTGAGGCACAAGGAGGCACCAAGCGCCGTATCATCAACATGAGCCACTATTCAGACAAGCCGATGACCGTAGTGAAAGGTCTGAAGCCTTGGAATGACATTGCATCCGATGCCTTGAGTCGCATCGAGATTCAGAGATATAGTTATGTGACCGCAGTATACGCAGGACTACGGGATTTCTCCATGCACCGCCTTGGTGCAAAGTTGCCCAAGATGCAGCATCCAGGTGAAATTTGTTCCGAATTCTGCGCAAGAATGTCCGGTCTCCCTGAAACAGACCTTAGTCCTGGTGCCCTGTATGCGGCATTGATGATGGTTACAACTGAGAAGAAATAATGGCTGAACAAAAAGGTATTTTGTATCCACAGGATTTTGTCTTATTGGATTGTCGCATAGTCACGGCACTAGGACAACCATTGGATATCAAGCCTATCGTTCTTGAACTGAATCTGTTTGAGGACCTTTATGCTTCCTATGTGTCTGGCTCAGTTGTTATCTCCGATGCCGGCTCGATCATCAACAACTACAATATATCAGGAAATGAATTTCTGATATTGTCTTTCGGCAAGCCCAGTGATACCGACACAATCAAAAGAACATTCCGTGTCTATAAAGTAGACAACCGAAGAATGTTGCAAGACCAGAATGAAATGTATACACTGCATTTCTGTTCAGAAGAAGTGGTCCTGTCCGAGCAATACAAGATAAGCAGATCATATGTTGGAAGCAGTATTGGTTCCATCGTCAATGATATTCTTGCTAACATACTGAAGGTTGATCCAAAGAAGATCAACAACATTGAAACAACCAGAGGCATGTATGAGTTTATCATTCCGAACATGAAGCCTCTGGAAGCCATGAGTTGGTTGTCCACCTATGCTATCTCGTCCTCTCCTAAGACCACAGGATCACCATATCTCTTCTTCGAGAACAAGGCAGGATTCAATTTTCAATCCCTGCAATCCTTGGTTCAACAGAATGCTGTTCGTTCATATCAATATCGTCCCAAGAATCTGAATGATCCAACAGATGCCCGTGTCAAGGACCTTGCCGCGGATCTTGTCAATGTTTTGTCTTATGAACACATCAACAATTTTGATATGATCGAATCGATTATGAATGGAACATTTGCCAATCAACTTTTGTCCATTGATCCGATCCTTCGCAAATCCACAATAACGAATTTCGATTATGCGAAGTATCTACCAAAGAGTTCGTCCCTAAACAAGTATGGCATCCTTAGCAATGCGAAGAATCGTTTCGGTGACACAGCGAATCAAACACCCGAGGCAGTCTATAAGGTCGTCACGACCAACACAGGTCAAAACAGGGACCCATATATACTAAATCATCAGCCATCAATCAAAGATATCAACGTAGAGACATTCATTCCATACAGAACGTCACAGATTGCGCAGATGAACACTCACAGGATACGTATCTCCATTCCTGGCGACCCAACTATCAAGGTAGGTGATGTAATCATTTTCACGTATCCCGAAATGGAATCCCGAGACACTGGTCGGAATGATGATAGATACTATAGTGGAAGTTTCTTGGTCACTGCCCTGAGACACCAGATCAACCAAGAAAACAAGTTTGTGTCACTGCTTGAGATTTCTAAAGAGAGTTCTCCCACAGCAATGCAGAGTTTTGATAATACTCTGCCTGCTTGGAAGACAATGAGGAATTCATAATGTATCAGAAGAACCATATAGGAAAATCAGGATTTGTTTGGTGGTATGGCGTGGTGGAGAATCGCAACGATCCTCTATTCCTCGGTCGCTGCCAGATCCGTATCTATGGTTACCACTCCGACGATCTGACACAGATACCTTCCGCGGACCTTCCTTGGGCCCAGCCAGTAATTCCTCCCAACGCATCCAAGACCTTCAGTGCGCCACAAGAAGGTGAAATGATCGTTGGATTCTTTGCGGATGATGAGTCTGCCCAGATGCCGGTATATCTCGGCGTACTACCAGGTATACCAAGCCAGGCAGCGAATCAGTCGAAGGGCTTCAATGATTTACGTGTCAAGGAACAATTGGACAACGCTCCAGTTAAGCCGGTGTCTCGTTTGCTTACGGGCACCGATGGAGTCCTGGTCAAGACGGAGAATCGAACCCCATATCCCCGCGACATTGACGTTCCTACCACCAGTCAATTGGCTATCAACGAAAGCACAGCAAACACGGTCATTGACTTTCGGTTGAAGAATTGGGTGCAGGTAGATTCGGTCAACGGTTCAACATGGAAAGAACCGGTCACAGGATATAACACTCTATATCCATTCAACTCGACCTTCGAGTCGGAGTCCGGACACGTAATTCAGGTAGATGATACGCCAGGTAATGAGCGAATCATGTTCGCTCATAGGACAGGCACCACCACAGAATACTACAATTCTGGAACAAAATTGGATAAGGTGGTCAAAGACAACTACACTATCGTACACGGTTCCGATTTCGTTTATGTGCAGGGCAAAGTCGTTCTTACATGCGATAACGTTGCCCACATCCGCATCAAGGGTGCCGCAGTCATTGAGATTGATGGTGATGTAGATTGGAAGGTGGGTGGTAATATGAATCTGACCGTCGGAAAGAATCTAAATATCAAGACGGCTCAAGATGTGAACTTTGATGTTGGTGGCAACATTGAGCAGGTGACACAAGGTTCTTTCCATGCTCAAGCAGGAAGTACATTTGATGTTCTCGCCACAGGAATTGTTTCTTTAGATGGCGCTATAGTTATGATCGATCCTCTGGATCTATCAGGAGGCGGATCACCTGGTGCCACTGCCGCCGGCATTGAAAGTCCTAATGGATATAATAATCCACCTGAAGTCACACCAACACCAGAAAAAATCAAGCCCGTCAAGTATCCAAAGCCGGCTGTTCCTGCGGCGATATTGCCACCAACTGATGCGACAAAACCGGAGAATGCTATGGTATCAGATACACCACAACCCGCCGCAAATACGACCGACTTCCTATCAAGTTCAACCGATATTTGCTTTACATTGCCTATGATGCAGGCCGCAACCTTTGGAACCACTCCTGTTTCCATGCTCAACAAGTATCTGCCTGGTCTGAACAAGCTATGCACGAAATACGGAATCAATACGCCACTCCGCAAATCGCATTTCCTTGCTCAGATTGCTCATGAGTCTGGAGGTTTCTATACGACCGAAGAGAATCTGAACTATGATGCAGCAGGACTTATCCGCACATGGCCAACCCTGTTTGATGCCACGACAGCACCACTGTATGCCCACCAACCCATGAAGATTGCCAATCGTGCCTATGCTAATCGTATGGGTAATGGTGATGAGGCTTCGGGCGATGGATGGTTGTATCATGGCCGTGGATTGATCCAGCTTACGGGTCACGACAACTATGTCCGCTTCGCCAATGCCATTGGCATGTCACTTGCTGATGCGATTGCATATCTACAAACACCCGATGGTGCTGTAGAGTCCGCCGGATGGTTCTGGGCATCCCGTTCAATCAATCTTGCTGCGGATAACAATGATATCAATACCGTAACGAAATTGGTGAATGGAGGTCTGAATGGAATCCAAGACCGTATCAACCGATTCGACGCAGTATATCCACTGACCCAGCAATAATAAAAAAAGCCCTCGCAAGAGGGCTTTTTAGTTGGATAACGACACTTTCACGTCATCCTTAGTGGTCCAACGACATTGATTACTCGTCGTTAGCCAGCCTGTCAAAGAACTTGAGGTCTTCATCATCATCAGAAGTACCAACGATATCAGCATCAGATACCGCAGGCTTGGCAGTAGGTAGCTTACCCTGCTTGGCTTGTTCCACGGTTGTCTGTGGACGTTGCGTGCCATCACCATTCAGACCAAGAACCTTGTCAAGACGAGCCTTGAGGGCATCGTAGGACTTGAAGTTCTTTTCTGTGACCAGATCCTTCAGAGGATATTCGGACTTCCAAATCTTTTCCATCTTAGCGTCATCGGCAAGCAGGGGACCTGCATCAGCGAATTCACTCTTATCGTAGTTCGGATATCCTTCAACCTTACGAATCTTCAGCTTGAAGTTCGCACCAGTCCACATATCGAATGGGTTGATAGGCGTTTCATCTTCAAACTCAGGATTCATGGCGCTGGTGATCTTTTCGAAAATCTTCTTTCCGAACTTGAACAGGAACACCTTGCCATTGTTTTCTGGGTGCTTAGGATCTTCCACGATATACACGTTGGCAATGTAGGACAGCTTGCGCTTTTGCTTACGTGCGATTTCCTTGTTAGCTTCGACACCAGAATTCCAAAGAGTGCTGTTGTACTCCGAAACTGGGTCGTTCTTATTAAGGGTGGTCAGTGAGTTTTCGATGTACCATCCGCCTGGGCCTTGGAAACCATGCGAGAACATCTTGACCCACGGAAGGGCGTCATCACCATCAACTTCGGGAGCAGGAAGGAAACGGATTACAGCATAACCGTTACCAGCCTTATCAACTTCAGGCTTCCAGAAATTTTCTTCCTTGGATTGACCTTCGCCTTGATTGAGTGCTTCGACTGCCTTGGTGAGTTTTTCGAGACTTGAGGACTTCTTGAGGTTTTGAAATGCAGACATATTATTACTCCTTTGTATCGTATTGTCGTTGTATTACGGATTATCCACGGTATTCATAATATAGATTTATTTAGGCTCCGTTAGGACCTATATGCGATGTTTTTTACGGTAGTTGGTTCGGTAGGATAAACTCTACCATTTTCTGCCGACTTTCTAGCTTCGTAATTATCGACCACACATCGTTGAAATTCCCTCTTGCAACATTCTAACATACCGACCACATCGTTCATGTCGGAATACCGCATAGTAAGGGGATT